CCGGCCAACGCTATGCCATTAACGAATGTTACCAATGTATATATATATGCTTCAATTGTATCATATATTTCTACCCAAGTCAAACCATAATCTGTTGATCTGAATATTTTACCATTCGTCCCACTTCCGGCCAACGCTATGCCATTAACGAATGTTACCAATGTATATATATATGTTTCAGCTGTATCATATATTTCTACCCAAGTCAAACCATAATCTGTTGATCTGAATATTTTACCATTCGTCCCACTTCCGGCCAATGCTATGCCATTAGTAAATGCTGCTAAAGAATTTATATATGTTTCAGCAGTATCATATATTTCTACCCAAGTCAAACCATAATCTGCTGATCTGAATATTTTATCACCGCCTCCGGCCAACACTATACCGCCCATATCATCCAACAAATTTATTATTTCTTCGTTGTTTATATGTATGCTAATCCGAGTTCCATTATTAATATTTTCTGTATGTATTCTTATCCCATACCAAATAGATTCCAAAATATCATATGATAAATCGCCAACAACAATCATCCCAACTGCTCCGTTGATAATTTTATACAATGTATAATCATAAGTTTGCCCAATATTTAATTGAAATTTGTAATAATTATTTTCATCCACAACATAAAACACCATACCAAATCCTGCATCGCCTGTACCTTGTATTTTACAATAACACACATATCGTTGCCAATCATATGAATACTGGGTATTGGCTGTTGCCATGTGATATATAGATGCTGATTCTATCGTTGCATTGCCATTATCTATCACAATAGATGTACCATATAACAATTCCCATTGTAATATATCGTCTTTCACCAAAAATAAATCCAAAAAATCTATGTATGCAATTTCAATTCTTTCGCCGCATGCCCTCGTGAATTTGATTATATTTTTAATTAATGCCCTGTTAAGATCACCATCATCAACAATTCTTAATGTGCTATAATATTCACCATAAGACGGGCTTCCAGGATTATCTATTATCCACGAATCACGTCCGTTGTGCAATTCTCCAAATTCATTTTCATCTACTATCCATCTATAATCAAACCAATTCCATATTACGCATCTTGCATTAGTAATCAAAGTCAATATATCAATCGTTGTTTCTTCTCTACCTCTTTTTTTCCACAACGTTGCAGAAGCAGCAATCAATCTTCGCAGGATAGAATAATCCAAATTATCTGTTATATAATCCAATTCAGAAGTCCATCCGACTATCCACTTCAAATATTTTAATGCTTCATCGGGACATTTTGTTATCGACCATAAATTTTTAAGTGCATATATATTTTCTTGTGTTTTATTCCAAACTGCTTGTGGTCCTTCAAGAAATCTTTTAACAAATAAAGCCCCTTCCCGTGTGGAATCTGCCTGGCGAATAGTGTATAACAAGAAATTATATATGTTCAACGAAAGTGTTTCTTGTGATATTGTTTCGGCGTATCCTATAAATTGTGCCGTTGTTCCACTGGATATAGGATTATTTGCTAAATCCATTATGCTTTCAACCATAAATCACCATATTACGGATTAACCGTCAATGTATATAATACTCCTGTTGTTTGTTCTGATGTAACTAATTTCACTGTGTCGCTGTCAACCTCCAAAACACTTAAAACCAACAATCCGTTATTGAATGTGTATTTTGTTGGATTTTTTATAGCACTATTATATTTCATAATTTCAGTAAAAACTACATCGATTCTGTTACTGCTAACAACTACAATTTGTTTTATGGTTGGAATATTTCCAATCGCTAAAAAAGTTTTTGAATTATAATATTCGTCTATTCTTAAATCATTGATGCTGGTTGGTCCATAGGCGGACACAATAACTTGATATGTAGCTGCGTCGGTCATTTCGGAAGTTATCAAATCAACATACACAGGATTATTTACATCGGGCAATAATATTTCACTTATATATGGTGTTACTGCTCCAGGCGTGATAGGAAGGATGCTGTAATAAATAGCATTCGATAAGTTGCTGTCCTTTTTCATTTTATCATCAAAATATATTCTTAATTTATTGATTTCTAACATATCCGCATATGACACTTTAACAAGATTAACTATTTCGCCATAAATATCCGATGTACACAAACTGATGCCACAAATGCAAGTTTCAATTTCTCCCATCCCTAAAAATCTTGGTGTTACTGTGTCATCAGATAACCCTGTATCTGCGGATTCTGGAAAAATATAACCAATGTATGTCATCGATTTACGTTTCCTAGTACCATATGACGTATTAACTTTACCAGTGCCTGTGGTATTTGTAATGGTACCTAACCAATAATTTGTTCCTGCTAATATCCAAGTGGGATCAATAGAATATGTATTCCATTGGTTAGCTACCGTGGTTACTCCCGCGCTATTATGATACACACGAACACCAGGTGCACCACCAATATCCGTATACAACGCAAACTTTAAACTTCCAACGGTTGTTGAATAAAATGATACTGATGTTAATTCACCATTATAAAGTGCTGTCATTTTCATATATGATACAACGTTGGCACCCAAACTACTAGTAGCTGTAATATCCTGACCGATTAATATTGAATCCACAATTACCTCCAATTAATCCAACATTATCCTAAGACTGCCTGGTGTGAATCTGATTTTATTTCCAGTCACTACAACCAACGGCGTTGGGACGCCTGCTCCGTCATCTATTGTCCCAATAATAGATGGAGTCCCCATACTATATAACACCCAATATAGTAAAGTTCCCCAATTTTCTGTAGCCTCTGGAAATATTATATCGGTGGCATTAGTTTTGGTTCCATACACCGCATCGCCCCAATTAACATTATTGTTATCCACAGATACGCGAGCGTATCCGCCACCGGACGGTTCTGTGATATTTGTACCATCATCATCTGGCATTGTTAACGATAATCCTATTTCGAGAACAGTATCCAGCAGAGTTGCTCCCACCCCTAACATGGCATCCAATACATTATTTTCCAACAGATTTGCCAAAGACATAATAACCTCCTTAAGATGGTTGAATTATATTCAAACTCAATGTGCCTAAAATTGGTAATTCTCTAGTTTGCAGTACAATATCTGATACTGGAGAATTGATCACAACTTTAGTTACACCGCTTATAAACACTTCATGATTGATTCTTGAAAGCGATATTTCATCACCAAAATTCCACATCCACGTTATACCATCTTCCTTCAACGCTTCTGGTTGTATTTTCTGTTGTAAAATACCTATGATTGTATTTTCTTCTACATCTCCATATATTGTTATATCCAAATCAATTGAAGACTGTGTATAATTTGTTGATATGACTTGTTGGTTGGCTACGATGTGCGATGGAATTTGTGGATACACACTTTTATCGCCATTAAAATAAGTTTGTAAATCTGTTAATTGTTCTGCGCTGGCATATCCGCCACCTTTAGCCACCACGACCAATTCAATTGTTTTAGGGCCATACCCTTCTTCGACCGCATATGCTCTTCCAAATGGCTTGGCACCATTAACATCCGTATAAGCAAGTGCAAGATTTACAACATCATCCGGACCAAGTGCAACATCTTTCGTTCTGAGACTTGCAGGTCCGGCAATCTTGGCCTTTTCCAAACTACTCTCTGAAGCGCCTTGTGCTTCGCCCCATCCGGTTGCTTGTCTTGGATTCCACAATTTATCCACATACGTCAAACCAGTTTTATCTACTGTGATCGTATTTGCTCCAACATTACCATTATTATTGGCGCCATAACGATAACTTACAGATATATTGCCAATTCCTAATGGTGGAATTTTGCCTGTGCCACCATCACCAAAAACCACAATAACTCTATCATTAGTCGTAAGTTCAATTGTATAATGTTTATCGTTTGATGTGCTTCCGAGAAAATTATCAACTCTTATCCATGCTTCGTCATTTACAGCAACTTCATCGCTTCCCATTATAAAATTTTCTTTCGATATGGAAAAACGTTGATTAGGCAATCCCGTGGAATTTCCAAGTGGATCATCGGTATAACTTTGGCCTTGTGTTGCCAAACGAATAACATATTGTTTCCCTTCGTCCATACGATTATTGATAAATGTCGGTGGTGTAGGCGATGATACCGAAATTATTCTGTATCGCAGCCAGAAAGCTTCTTGGTTGGATATTATGGTCGGTATCCAATTTTTTGATACCGTATGAGGCAACGTATAATCAATATCACCATCTTGTGTAAAATCCATAGTGTTATCTTCTACATCATCGATAATGGTCCAATCAGAGCCAATTGTGTAATCCGTTGCCGTTTCAGATGGCGATGTTTGCCCAAGTAATCCAATTGTAACTATATTTGTTGTACCATTCCATACACTATATGCATCTTGATATGCTGATGATTCATTAAATGTAACTCTCACAAGAGTGTTTTGCCTATTTTGTGTGCCTAATAAACTTGTAAGAATTACTTGTAATGATCCACCGCCAATATCTATTACATATGTCGGAGCAATTTTTCTCCACAAACCATCATAAAATTCAAATACACCAGATATATTGGCTGCAGGCGTAGTTAAATACGCCGTAAGTTTATCCCACATGACTTGTTTATGGCCCCAATATATACAATCCATACTCGCTGGAGTTCCCCATGGCGTCCAATCGTCTGCTGGGGTAATAGGACTATTTGCTTTGGTTGTAAAATCCGTAAAAACTCCAGCATAACAAGCGTATACAAAACTAAATTGATCAGTTCTTTCAATTTCAAGAGATTCTAAGGATTCAAACATGATCACGGGATTATCGCTGTCGCGTTTGGTTGCCGATTGTGCCGCTTCGCTTATTATAACAAACGATGATGTGAATATTTTACTGAGTCTGTACACAATATCTGTTTGTGCTGGTGTTGCTGGACTTAATTGATAGCCTATTAATTTGAACATTTCGCGTACGGTATCTGCCAATTTGGCAGTTGGAAGAGTCGATTCGTTCGCTACCATATCTATCAAAGTATTATTGAGGTGACCAACAAGAGCAAAAGCGCGTAAAAGTTGGATCAATGGTTCTTCTTCCAGTTCTTCTGTGAGTTCTGGAACGTAAATGCGTTTATATTTTATAAGTTCTTCCAAAATTTCTGGATAATAGAAACCAGAAAAATCAAAATTTGGAATTGTAATTTGTGTCATTGGTAACCTCTTAATCGCCACTCGTGAAAGCGCGTCTGAAAAGTATCTCTTCATCGCTTTCAAGGTTGACATATTTAAATTCGAGTGTCATCGCTTGTTCTGTTGGATCTTCAATCCATTTAATCGTTTCTTTTTTTAATAAAAAACGCTTTTTAACACGAAATACTTCAAATATATTGTATAATTTTTTTAATATTCGTGCTCTAATTGTTGGATCATTCAAGTCAAAAATCATATCTTCGCTCAACGTAATATCTTGTTGAAAGGCATTTTCATTTTCACTACTACCAAGAGATATTGTGATAATTTTGGCATCGTTTTCATCGCCATCAACCAATGCTGCTCCGCCATTTGAACCTATTCCGACTGGTAATTTTAAACCTTTCATGCTACCTCACAATATTGGCGTTGGGGCTCCTGGTATTGGTATTGTGCATATACCGCCTAAATTTTTTGAATGAATTGCAGTAGCTATTGCCGCACACGCAGCGCTCAATTCAAGTTTACTCGAAGTGTTGGCCGCAAATACACTTGTTAAGGATGCCGCTATGGTGGTCAGAGTTGTAGGCGGTATTGCCCCTGTGCAAGGGGGCACGGTTGTCCAAACAGTTGGGGCAGCTGTGGCAATTATGCCCCAAAACGCAACAATGCCCGTTTGTATCTTGATTGCACCGGCATTTTGAACGCTTATACCCACCATCGCTGCTTTCAATGCCGTAGTAGCCGCAGCCAACGAATTTGGATTAACTGGTATTCCAGCAACAGATGCACCATAAAAATAAGTTTCCCAAGCGGATGAAAAACGATTAAGCACAACAGTCTCTTGATCCGTTGGTATCATATTTTCAAGCCCACTCGCTAATGTTGTTGATAGCATTACCATATTATTTACCCATCCGGAAATTTCAAATGTCCGGATGTTATTGCTGCGTCATATGCCGGTAGTGCTACGGCCGGAGGTCCGCTATTGCCCATGGCTGTTGGATGGACGTGAACATCATATGTCATTTTTACGGAATTATCTATATACGTTTTGAGATTTTCTGCTATCGCGGCCGATACGGCCCCATCGCCGATAGTTGCAACCGTATCCAAATCCTTTTCTGTTATTTCCAACGATGTTCCGCCATCAATATTTATAATGAATTTTTTACCATCTGTTTGTAAATGAAGAGTGGTTTGTTCCAATAATGTTAATTTGAAACTTCCATCTTTTTCGAATTCCAAGCGACTAATATCAGCAGGTAATGGAGTTTTACCAATTTGTATAGCGGATTTTTGAAAAGTCATTTGTACAGTCGGATTCTTGGGATCATCATCAAACATAAAAATGTGGCCGTGTGGTGTGGCAAAACCTCTTCTTTTTCCATAATTACTTTTGAAATCTGGATGGATTTGTGTTGCCTTATTATTATTTTCTGGTTCGTCCACCGTGTAATAACGTTTACCTCTCCAATGAGCATCTAAATTATCAATACTCATTTGACCATTTATTTCATCTTCATCCGAAGAAACAGCAACATCCAATTCAATTATTTCGCCAATATCTGGCACAGAAAAAACACCCCAATCAAATATAGGATCAATCCACATAGGTAATTCAGTTTCTTCATCGCCAAGAAGAGCAACGCAAGCCACTTTTATGCGACCTCTTTGCTCATCGTCTTCATTGGCAGTTACAATGGCATCGTGTTTTTCCCATATTACGCTCACCAAGGCACAACCTTTCTAGCAGCAAAATCTATAGTATAACCTTGATCTTTGGAACATATATGTTTGGCTTTCGTAAAATAATATTTACCACTATACAAATTACTTACGCCTTGAAGAATGTGCGACTGCCTAGCCCGTATGCTACCGATGCCGATTATTAATCCACGACTCAAAATGAAGTTTTCTCTCATTTTTCTGAACCATTGTTTTGCCCAAGCATCCACTTCTGCCTGTGTTTTAAACCGGCGATTGGTATTTACATTAAAACTAAAATCATTAAAAAATAATTTTACGTCACTTGCTGTGGTTAATCCGTCTGTGCCAGTATTATACAACAAATCATCCATGGACACGTCTTCTGTTGCTCCTCCAACGGCGCTTAAATCTGGCGATTTTTCATTTTCTTCTTTAACATTCGTTGTCAGTATAGTTCCAGTCCTAACATCTTTGACGGATACTTCGATTTCCGTGAATGTCCCATTAATCAAGAATTCTGGCTGAAATGATAACAGCGTGCTATCGTCTTGCTGGTTGTAAATAAATGTGTATTGTTTTTCTTGTAATTTTTCTAAATTATTTGGATCTTTGAAGTGCAAAGTCCATTTTCCTTTATCGTCACCATCGACCCAAAACACGAATCCAGTAAGATTCGCTAAACCATTAACAAATTCATAATCAGATTGCCCAGGACGTTGAATAAAATTACTGGGAGAATCTGACGTGGCATCTATGTCGAATTCAAATCCATAATCTGATGCCCTATTGTATACAGCATCAGAAAACAACGAATCTTTAAAAACCCTGCCACCTTTACCTTTTTTTTTCTTTGGTTTGGCCGGTTCATTATCCATCATAAAAACATCTTTTGAATATGCGGCGACTTGAACCGTGGGCATACCGGATTGTGGAAAATTCGGTACTTGTTTTCTGATTACTCCCCTACCAATGAATTCTTGTTCCGAACCATAACCCATCCACAAAGCAATTTCATTGCCTGGTTGTAACACCTTCGCATTGCTTACAATAAAATCTGGATTGATAGCACGAATGTGCATAACATCTGCCATGCCATCGGCACTTTCATATTCAACGGATTCCACCAACTCCATAACGTTTGAATCTAATGGTTGTCCTTCTATCTCCATATTGAATGTTGGAGCCATGAAATCAACTTCACCTATGGTAGGCATTGCCATTGTATCATCCAATTAAAACGTGACTCGTGTGAGTTACGTTGTGTCTCGTGAAAATACTTTCACGAAGTAGTTTTTGTGGTGTTGATTTTTTCCCTAACATAGTTATAAATGCGATGCTGGTTGGTTGTGCCTTTTCTTTTCGAATGGCTTCCACACTCGGAAGTCTTATCGTATCGCCAACTTGTATATTGGATATTGTTGGATGCCTATTGCGTATAGTAACGCCTAACATGGGATTATTATATTCTCTCCATGCTATTAACTCATAATAATCTCTCACCACGGCACGGTGATATCTAGTTTCAAACAACGCGCCACCAGTAAGAGAAAACGGCGCGTAAGCTCTTAGGTTGATGGTAAGGCTTAATCCTCTGATGCTACCCATTATTGTTGGGTCTTCATATTGTATATCAGATAGGCCATCAATTATACAGTCCATCATCGCCCAACCTTGGCCTACCCAAAATGTTAAAATAGGTGGTTTGTTACCGTATAAAACATCAGGTTTTGCCCAAGATTTAAGCAATTCAAAATCTGTTTCTGTGGTGCCTGTAAATGCATCATAATCGTGCATTACGATGCGAAACGAAAGAGTGTCAGCACTTTGATTTAAAAATTGAACTATTTCCTTGGTTCTACTTAATGCCGTGTGCGTAGCATAATTTGGTTTTATATTCATGGTTAAATTCACCGGAGCAAATCTACCTTGCATGATCTGCTTGGTTGTTTGATTTTGTAAAAACCATGATTTCAAACTGAGGAATGGTATATTCATCCTGCTGCTCTTTTCGATGGTACAACGCCATGCTCAGCCATTGATCTGCGTTGCCACGGCGTTGATTTATAACCAGCCCTATCTTGTATCTCTCGTTTGTGTCTGGATGTAGCAACATCCATGTTTTCACCATCTACGCACATACTATTTTTTATATCCAACGTACGATTATCTTCCAAATTAACGGTCGCATCGAACTGAGGAGTTTCCAACGCCTTTTGTTGTTGTCGTGTTTTCGCATCACCGATTGCGTCAACCAAACTCTTTTTATCTCTGATTATGTCGGATTCTCTATAATCTTTGGCGTGTTTTTCCGTCGTCACCCTTACCGAGCCCTTTGCCGATTCGGCAATTGATATTCCCGCTGTCGTTACATTTCCGGCATGGCCAAAACCTAATTTTCCTTTTTCATTTGTCCCTTCATATGATATGCCTTCATCCAACCATTTCTGGATGCTATTTATGTCTACGCCGTTGGCTTTTAGACCTTCTTCCACGTATGGAATTTTGCGTATTAGTTTCAACAAGCCGCCTAATGCCGCTCGTATAGGCAACGTTAAAGCATTGAATATTGCTGTGCCTATTCTTTTGATACCACCCAGAAAATCTCCTTCTATTATCTGCACGATGCCAGCAAATAAATTACTGAAAGCGCTTTTGATTCCGACAACTATATTTTTAACAACACTAACAACAGTACCAACAACGTTAATGATTATTCTAACTATTCCACCAACTATTGTAACAATGGCATCCAATATGGCCAATATCGCTGCTCCAATAACTTTACCGGTTGTTCTCCATGCCTCGCTTGCTTGTTCGTTGGAACCAAAAATAGCAATGATTATTTCATTAAAATCTGCTTTTATTTCTGCGACAACAGTATTAAATGTTTCACTTACAGAAGCCCAAACTGCCTTTACATCGCTGGCAAATGAATCGAAATTTATTTTCATTGTATCTATCGCCGATACAACCATACTCAACGGACCTTCCAAGATGTTTGTTATTATATCGGCCGCTGTGGTTATAACACTAACTATTGTGTCTACAACGGATGCTACAATATCCGATGCCGCAGCTATACCGTTGGCTATTGCCGCGCCCACATCGGACCACGATATTTTCATGCTTTCTGTACCCTGAAACCAATGACCAAATATCCTATTAAATCTTTCCTTAATCTTATCAACAGTTGTTTCAACACGAGTAACAATACTATTCCATAAATTTTTCCATCTTTCTTTAATTGGATCAACCACTTCATTCCATCGTTGTTTAAAACCGGATATTACTTGTTGAACTGTCTGATAAAATCCCATAGCGGCATTTTTTATGTCTCCCCACAACCGAACCATTGTGTCGCTGAATGATTCTCCTTCCCTTCGATAAAAGGCAAAAGCTATTGCCAACGCGCCAACCACAATTAATATTGGCCAAAATGCCGCTGCTATCCATGCCAACCCGCTTCTAATAATGGTGATGGCGCCCATAGCAATGTTTTTGAGACCTGTAAATGCTTTCCCAACTCCACCCAATATAAAACTTAATGCCAATAATGCCAGAAACACTGGCACAATGGCTGTGGCTATTAAAGCGAAATATACGCCATATCTTGTGATAGTACGCAAACCATCTTTGCCCAATTTTTCTTCAAGAGTTTTCCCAAACTCTCTTATGTGACCAGTTAAATTTTTCCAAGCGCCTATCACGCCATCAATAGCATCTTGCATCCCCATGGCGATTTGAACAGCAGCGCTACCATATTTACTTTCTATTTCTTGCAATTTTTCTTGGCTGAATATCTCAGCACGTAAAGCATCAGCACGTTTTGATCTTTCCGCTTCATACATGATGAGATTATCCATGGACTCGGCCATAGTTTTTCTCTCGGCAACAGACATGTCTGTGTTACTAGTCAATGCTTCCTCAAGCGCACGCCGTCTTAACCATTGTTGAGCACTTGCTGAGCCCTTGGCGCCGCTAAAAGCAACGTCAATCTGTTTCTGTGCTTCGATTTTTCGTGCTTCAATCATCGAAGCAATCTGCTGATTCATCATTTTGGTGCGTGCGACCCCTAGTTGTGCTTCGGATTTCACTCCTGCAGCAGCTATCTGGGCCGTCTTCATCAGTTCTGCACGCCGCCTGGACTCTACTTCAAAGGTCTCCAGCACGCCTCTTTTCCTGGCAGCTATCTGTGTTCTGGTCAAATCTTCTTCTGACATCTGCATACGTGTCAATACTTGAATTGCGCTTCTTGTTGCTTGTGATTGTGCTTCTGTAGCACCGGCTGATTGTAACCGTTCTGAAGTCTCCTTTGATAATAATATTGCACTTTCAGAATTTTGTTTGCTTTCTTCCGACCGTATTTCGCGCAAACCATTGAAACTGAATAATATATTATTCAAACCATCGGTCATCGTATCCATGTTGACAGCAAATTCTTTCAACATCGGACCAAATAATCCAATGGAAATTGATTCGACAGAAGATTTCCACAATACCAATTTACCAAGAAAATTGTCGAGACGTCTTTCGGCCATTTCATTCGCTGCGCCGATGCCATAACTGGATGCTATTAAGTGCGCTTGAAGATCGTCTATTGCTGCTTTGCCTTGTATTTTCAAGGCATTGTATGCTTTAACACCTCTTAAACCAAAAAATTCCACTCCAAGAGCAGCCCTTGTAGCAGCATTTGGTATGGCATCAAGTCGCGTTGCAAACTCATTAACTATGGTGGATACAGGTTTCAATTTACCTGTGGCATCAGTTAAAACGATGTTCCATTTTTTCATCATTTCCGTTGTTTTTTCAGACGGATCAACGATTTTGTTCATCATATTAACAAACGAAGTTCCAGCAAGTGAACCCTTCAAACCAGCATTGCCCAGCATTCCAAATATAGCAGCAGTTTCTTCCAGCGTAATGTCGAGACCTTTGGCCATAGCAGAACCATATTTAAATGATTCTCCTAATGCCGTTATATCAGTGTTGGTGGATGCCGATGTTAACGCCAACACGTCTGCTACGTGACTTGCTTCACTCCACTGTAAGTTCATGGATTTAACAACTTGAGCAACTATATTTGCTGCCGTAGCCAAATCAATGGAATCTGCTGCTGCCGCCGCCATTGTGCCTTGTAAAGAGGCTATTATTTCATCAGCATTCGCTCCAGCGCGACCCAAATATTCCATTGCTTCGCCTGCTTGTGTAGCAGTAAAAACGGAAACAATGCCCATACGCTTGGCTTCATCGGTAAGTCTACCCATATCCTTTTCATTGGCGCGTGTAATAGCGCCAACTGCTGACATCTGTTTTTCAAACAAAGCAGCTTGCTTGAAACCACTACCAACAGCAAGGGTAAGTGGCAACATGCCGATTGCTATATTTCTGATTCCACCACCAAGTTGTTGAACTCCTGTAGCCATTTGTGCTGCGCCTTGCCTCATTACGGCAACAGCATTACTAACAGAAGCAGACATTTGTGCCATCGATGCTGGCACTCTACCGCCCATCGCTACAAATCTACCTAATGAATCTCTTGCTCTATCGGTGGCTGATACGAATGGTTTATCATCCGCTGTGATGATTGCTCCTAAACCGTATCGTTCAATTCCCATTTTCCCTCTTGTCTATCGCCTACGAGCATGTGATCCCTTTGGTATTTTTTTCGATTCGTCCAATTCTTTTTTCAATTGTTTATATAACCGTTCCAAATACCATTCACGATCAACAGATAACATGGATTCTATATCTCCATACGTCATCCCTTCCATACAATATGTCAAAGCAAATATCTCCTCACGCAATTCATTGACCGTTTTTAACGGCCAGAACTGCCGAAAAAACTGTCGAAACTCCAATCTATCGGCATCACATAATTTGAATGACACTTTGGACAGTTGCCTTCAATCGACATATTTGGTCCAATAGCATTATCATCCATTTCCGCTGTGATTGATTCGATGTCTGCCTTACACATCTCGTCAATTTCGTTAATTGCCAGTGCGACTTGTGTCGGCTTACCATTAACATCTAACCAATTACTGATGGCGATAATCGAACCCAATATCATTCCGGCTTTGGCCGATCCTGTGTCCATGGAGCCAATGTCTTTCAAACCTTCCAACGCAATCCAACGCGGCGGGCCCATTAAAAATTCAGTTACTTCCTTGTTTCGAATTACAAATGGTTTTCTTAATTTGTAATTCCAGCAAGTATCCTCGAATTTCTCTGCTGTGCCTATATCAAGCGTATTAAGATTGGCATTGAATTTGAACTTGTTGCTGCAACTGGGACATTTGATGTCCAGTTTCAAATTGTGTCCAAGCGATACAATTCTTAACCACGTGTACACATAAAATACATCACCCACAAACATCTGCGAAATATGGATGAGTTTTTCTACTGTTTTCAATTTTTCAAAATCATATGGACCTATATGCGTACACATGGTTGAAAGAATGGTGGCTACAAATTGGCCAATACTATGGCCTCTTTGTTGATCACGCAGCGCTCCAAGTTCACGTTCTTCCTTCATTCGCCATTCACGAGTGGCAAAGGATTTGACTGGAATTCCATCGCCAATCTGAATACCCATAGGCATAGATTGACCAAGTTCTTCCATTGAAATTTGTTTAATTTTTTTCTCTGTGGATGTAGATTCTATTGTTTCTTGGTTCACGGTTCACCTCCAATTAGCTGTGCTTTTGTAAAGCCCAACCGTGTTGTTATTTACAGTGGCATTATTTGATCGAAACTAAGCGTCCATACCACCACTGCCATTTCGCCTTCATTTTCCATTTCTCTGTCCGCTGTGGCTCTTTTCGTGGGGAAAAGTCCAATCAAAGATTTGGAAACAGCAATATTGCCGCTTATTGACGTTGATATCAATGTGCCAACTTTTTTGTATGTTGGCGCTACTGGATCAGACGATTCGATAAACCATAATTCCATCGCTGCTTGTTCCAACGTATGATGTTCTGGAATCTCAATGTCGAATTCACCAGGGTTGTGTTGGCCGCCTGAAGCTTTTGTTTTGTCGGGCAATTCGGTAGTTGCCAATTCATCTTCCAAACCGCCAACTTTTGTGCACGTCAGAACCGGCAATCCAAGTATCAGTAACTGATATTTGTTAACCGGAATGTGATCAGGATTAATATCGCCTTTCATCGTAAACTCCTTTTTGAATATATCAAGAGATATTTCAATTTAAAATTGCCTACCGAGTACAAAAACCGAAAGCACCAATGACGTTGCGGTGGTATCGTTTACCTCTACGTTTGCATACATCGTAGCATTGCCTACGATGGCTGTCTGTGCTTCGCTAAGCGGAATTCGGCGTGCCTTACCTACTGCATCGAGCCCTGTCAGAGCTTGGGCAGATAGTATCTGCGCGCCACCCGTAGACGTGCCGACATTGATGGTACCGTTACCAGCAACAGTACCTGTTTTTGCCGTGACGACGATGACGACTTCTGCTGGTGTGAAAACTTTTGCGGCGCTGCCTGAAAGCGCAGCAGAAACTTCGATTTCATCGGTTTTGGCTTCCAATCCTACACAAGCCGCTCTGACGTGGTCATCAACGATTGCTGCGATTGCAGCAGTATTCACTGTAACACGCGCGGCAAGAGTATCCAATGCGCCTTGAACGTCATCAGGATCAGTTCCTGGCCAATCCGTAGTCTGTGCTGGTGTATATGGAATTTCCGTTGGGGTATCCATCCCATTCACTTTGGTGATCAACTCGTTGAGTCGAGCCATTGTCACGCCGTGTTCTGGACCAATTCCGATTCCAGAAACTTCATCTTCGGTGAATGTATTAATGCTTGCCATGATTGCCTCCACTTATAATGGACACTTGGTCCGTTTAATCGGTCTTAGCCGACTGATTCAAAAATTCCTTGTTTGCCGATACGGATAATAAATCTTTCTATTGTATCGGCAAGTTTCAGTTTCACCTCGGCGATCATATCGCCTGCGGCGCGCGTAACGTCTGTGTTGAGTTCTTCGTCAAGCTTAATGATCGCTGCTTCGCCGAATGTGTTCCCTCTGATGGCTCGTTTTGGTTGCCACTCGGTCAAGAAAAACATTTTCAACGCCGATAGTGCGAGTGATTCGTTTTCTGTGTCGTTGATCATGAATATGAGCCAATCAAACGATTCTTGAAGAACGTGCTCGTAGTAACTCATCAATTCGCGTTGGTGCTTCCAACGCCATGTAGGATCAGTGTTGAGGGTACGGTCCCCCCAAATAATAAAATTGCCCTTATTTTTCTTGATGATAGAGATACCACATGGATTCAGTTGCTCTTCATCCAATATTACATCGCCTGTTGGTATATCCAATAATCTTGCCAACTTGGCATCCACACCAGCTTCAGCTTTGTGATAACCGTTATAATCGGCCGCGATGCGAGCTTCACGACCGTGAATCATTCCTGTGAGAGATACCAATTTCATTTTCCCTTCGTTGCTCAAGGGATCAGGAACGGTACCATAACTTGGAAAAGATGCAACGGCAAAATCAGAACGACCCAACGTATCATTGACGCATGCTATAGCGCCTGTTTCTGTAACGATGTTGGCGGGTATCTCATAACGATATTGGTGATTCTTTGCATCGCTATAACTAACGCCAGCTTTCTGTACAGCCGTTGATGTACAGCCTGGTGCCGCCATTTTTACCAATCCCATATTTTTTCCGAATATTTGATTGAATGGTGAGTTGCTCACATCCCATGCTTGTTGAATGTAATCCGAATCAACAAGATCTGCGTGACCATCTATTCCACCGGTCATCTCTAACGGAGCTACCACCATAAATTCATCAGCTGCCGCTGCTTCGGTGGTCATAGTGGAACCATCGGCAACCGTGATGCTGTCATGGTCATTGTCCACAATTCGATACCTTGTCGATTTGAAATTTACTTTATCTGGATAAAGGTATCCACCAATCAATGAATCTGCGATAAACGGTTTGTAATTAATGACAAGAGTATTGGTAGCAACGAGAGGGGTAGTCCCGGCAGTTACTGTAAATTCAGGCGTCCATTTATTGTTGGGTACGAATGGTGTGGCCAAAGTAACAGCGCCCAACGCTCCAAATTTATCACTTACTGCTGTTCCTGCAGTCGCTGAAGACATAGTGATGGTGATCTTCTGAGCAATCATATCACCATCTGTTGCAACGATAGCCAGCGTGGGATTTCCACCAGTAGGAGAATTGATCGTAAAATCATGAATTACAGCAGTAAGAACAGTCGCGGTTACCGTTCCAATAACACCATAATGATTCGCTGGTCGAACACTTGCCGTATGTGCACCGGTCCATAAATCCACAGCGAAGATTTCGTCGTTGCCATCATCGTTATTAATGAGATCAACCCAATAACGGCCGCTGGTTGGGTCTGTACTTAAATTGGCATATTTTTTAATGAATGCACCATCAACATACACCGAAATGCTGAATTCCGTATCTGATTTTTCTTCTCCATCTGCAATCATAATGCTCAATGCTTTATCATCATTTTCCAAAGCAAGGTAATATCGCAGACTTGTTCCAGAGAGCAAGTTGTAATCATCCAACATCATTTGATCCGCTGCTACGGTAATCACACCATCATCATCGTTGCCGATAATTGGATATGATTTGTTCGGAACATCTTCAAGTTCAACGACACCACCTGCCCATTCATTGGTTTTCATAGCCACGCCGGTATCGATGGCGATATTGGTCAAATCGCCAATGTCATCAAGATCATTTGTATAATTTTTTGCTTTTCCGCCCCATCTCCCACCGTTGGCCGCTTTGAGTGTGCCCATTGGAGTAAGCAATGTACCAACCCTAGCACATAGTGGCATTGATGCTTGTGCTTCGTTGCCATCAGTAACACGGATAAGCATCAAACCTCCAGAACCGTTGGCACCGTCATAATAATCGTATGCACTATCTGGAAGCAAAGAATCGCTGATGATTCCACCACATTTTTTCTGGAATGTATTTTTATTTTGAGCAACGATAAGTTCACCAATTGGCCCTTTTTCCAACATCCCGGCATAACCACACCATCCTAAAGCGCCTGGCTCTATGCTCTTTTCGCCTTCCAATTCGATGATAACGGTGCCTGCGCCTCTCGTTGGTCCATATCTTTTTTGTCCCATGGATTTAATCTCCTTGTGTTAATACGGTGACGTTCACATCTCCCGTAATTTTGAAATTTGCAATAGCATATACATCCACCGCATCCTGTTCGTAATATAACGTGCCTAATAATGAAAATCTAAGTTTGCCTGTTTGAATGCCGTCTGCTGGTATGGTACCTTGACTAACATAATCTGATAATAATAAAAGAGTGAATTCTTCTCCTGTACCCCATGATGTTAACACAGGATTGTTAACAAAAAATCTTTTCAATTCATCTGCCACACGGGTTTGATCTCTGGCATTATCTGTAACGATGCTTAAAGTGATTTCCATATCTTGACGTTGTGGTGGAAAAATCTTCACTCCTTTCATCGTAGATTTGTTCATCACAACATCCGAATACGATAATTCCATTTTATTAGTCAGATTAATATCGCCCAATATTATGGCAGGAACTTTTTCCAATTCATAATATTCCAATCCCGTTGTCACAGCTATCACGGGACAATATATCAACTTAATCCATACAATCTTACCCGATGCTATCGATGAAGATAATGTAATAATCTGTGTTGGTGAATCGTATGATTGATATAAATCAACAAAATGATCCGGATCATCTGTGTGGTTGAATACGGAATCAATACCACCAATAACATATGGTGTTTCTAGTGGAAAATCATTCTTTAAATCTATTTCCACAGAATCATCCACCAATGTTATTGGATAATCTGTTATAGGCAATATTTGTGTTTTCAATTGTTTAATAATTGTTCTGTATAAATAATCATCTTGGTGTTCCACATCGGATGAATACAATATCTTAACGGCTTTTACTATTGGAGTTTTTGTGATGTCTGATGTATATAAATTGATAACCACACCAATTTTTTTCAGTGTTACTGGAAATGTATTAATATGGTTGGCTATATCGACTTCGGTATTCCATTTGGTGGTACTAATTGCCCATGTTGTTCCGTTGTACCAATATTCGTTGGTACCGTTGTGCAATCTGAAATTTGTTCCCGTAACTAACCATGTTTTGTCTTCATCGTCATGTGCATTTTCTACAACGCATTCAAATCCTAGCCATTGTTTAACATTATTGGGATTAATTATCCAAGTTTTAGCATACAAATCATCCGTAAGTGGATATACTCCAGCAACATCGATTAATTTAAGATATTGATCTGCAACATCCAACCGAACACCAACTCCTAATGTTATTTTATTTCGTACTTGATTGGTGAAATCGAAACGTGCAATAAGTTTTTTTAATCTCATTTCTGGCCAATCTCCTTAAATGCTGCTGCCAACGCTTCGTTCCAAAATTTGGTAGCAATATCGTATAATTTTCCGCTGTCCATAACATTTTTTACAAACGGCCTGGACGGAATGATTATGGCGGTGGTACTTTTTTTTAAAGGTTTCCAACCACCAGGCATTTTTTCCCATAATTCTGCTGCTCTGTCTGTAAGTTCTATGGATGGGTCTTGAGATTTCAACCATAACACATAAAATAACCATCTCATTTTATCTGTTATTTTTATACCAACACCATAATGAATTGCCACCGCTATATTATAAATACCATTAGTTTGTAACACTCCTATAAATACGGTGAAATCATCGATGATTTGAGAAGTTATTGCCTTGAAAAGTGGTGCGCCAGGACTATCTCCCTTAAGAGGTTCATTCTTACCACCTTTCAACGCCACAGTAAGTGGTTTATTTGATTCGAATTCCCCTGATGTAATTTCTTGTCTGATAAGCGCTTCTCCTTTTTTGCCGATAAATGCCGTTGCCCGTTTAATGTGCTGTCTTACGACCGTCCCGCCCTTTGACAAAGCTTGCTCTAATTTTTTCCAATCACCAGATAACCTTATTCTGGGCGAGCCTGGCATCATACGCCTCTCGATGGCACTCTATCTGAAAAGAATGCTTTCACCATCGATGCGCCATTTTGATCCGAATAATGTCCAACAGGTTCCAACTTTATTATGTAAACATTTACATCGTGCCAACCTATCTTCTTAATGCAATCTTGGTGATCCAAAATCAAACTAACGCGATTTAAATCCACATATCGAAATAACACATATCCGCTGGCATTTAATCGCGTTCCTGCGGCATCGACAATAACTAAATCTTCAGAATCCCAAGAGACTTGTCCGGGCACAGTAAAAACCATATTACGTTTTGATTGTTTTATCGGCTCTCTTACATCGTCATCATAAATTGTTCCAGCAATTACCCATTTTTCTATTTGGATATTCACCGGATGTAAAAGATTTGGCATCACCATAATGATACCTCTATCTATATGAGGAATGTGCTGGCGTTGCACATCCGATTGGCGCTCTAAACATTTTAATTATTTCTATTATTTCCTGATCATTCGTTATTCCGGTCATATATGGTGAACGTGACGAAACTGGAGCGCCTGATTGTGCGTATTTTATTCGATGGCCATCCGTTTCCTCTTCCAGCAGTGCCCCGATAATTGGAGGTGGTTGTATTGCCGTGGTCCCCGATAGATATGGCGCTGTAATTTTTTCTATCACCAATTTTAATAATGCCCTTTGTATTGGTTTGGGCACGCTCATATCTTCTTCAACATAACCCAATGTGCATTTTATTTCCTGATTCCCTCTGCCTTTTCTAAATATCAATTGCCCATAACTTATTGGCGCTGTGTATATATCACGTACATCATCTGAACGAATAAGTTTGATTCTCGGATTTCTTCTATCATCTGGATACGTGATGGCTGTGTATGCCTTGTATAATCCAATGTCTAAAGGCGTTTCACTATTATTTATTTTCATGTATTCTACTGATATGATTGGCACACCAAAATGCAACGTATCCGAATCTGTACCATCAATTTTAAGTACAACAATTTTTGGAACAAACCATTGCCTACAAGTTCTATCAAGTACCGATTGCCAAAGTTCTATGCTTGACAGAACAGCAGAATCTGGATACAACGCTAAATCGGTCAAACCAGCATCACGAACATCCTGAATCGCGATATATGTGTCTATGGATGAACCGGATGATTGAGACAATACTTCAAAATCCTCTGCGCCCAATTGATATGGCGCAGCAATATTGATTTTCCATCTCCAATATATTCTATGCGTACCAATATTTTCTGTAATTAATGGTGTATATCCGGTGTCAGCAGTATTATCATAAGCATAATGTGATCCTATATTGAAATTTCCTGGAGCGCTCGTGACATTTTCCCATTCGCCCGGTATGATCGGAAAAATTTGTGTGCCTGGAAGTCCTGTTGATATGTCAAATATTTGATAACCAATTTCATAAACATCAGTCAATACGCCACCAACAGTTACAAACCAATTTAGTATTGATGGAGTATTTTCTTGACATCTCGATAAAGCAGGCATAACGTACTCCTACAGTATATCCTTCCACAAATTTTTTGAAGTTTCCGCCCAAGATTTGGATATTCCGCCATTGATTGGTTTGTATTCGATTGCCCTTTCGACTTCGGTCGTGTTTCCAAAATCAAAATTTCCATCTTTTTTTCGGGTGTATGTGAATGCATAGCATCGTGCATTTTCACCATCATTATTTCCTGACATCACAATGTAATCGCTATAAATTTCTATTGGCCAGACATATCCTTTGTCCTTGGCGATGTTGAGTTTAAACAGCAAATGTTTTTTGGCTGCATCTGACAACCTTTGTGAAAATTGATTTAATGTTTCACCTTCGATAGTTGGGATATTCTGTTTATGAACAATAATTTCCATTGTCGATATTTCTTGCATATGATACCTCGCTTCCATGTGGTGCCTGTATAGGATCACCTAATGTTAGGATTATAACGTTGTTCTCCGATTTTCAATAACATTACTCGTGCAGCAGGTTGTTGTGCATATGTCGTGATGCTAAGTTGCATTTCTCCAGCATTACAAATTAATTTTTCCGTGCCACCTTTCGCATCAAATGGTGTATTCTCCACAGAAAAACTAACTCTGTTAGCATTCGGCCTTATCAATGTATATTGGTTTCCTGTATAAACAAAATTACCACCGTCATTCACCACACCGCAATCAGGACATACCAATTTTACCAATTGTTTGCATCCTTTATTAGGGCATCGATGCCTACGTGTGTATTGTTTAAATGCTGTGATTGCCGTAATTTTTTGTTGAAAATCATAGTCGCCTAAAAGTTGTATGAGTTCTTTCGCTTGATCTTCATTACTTAAATCAAGTTTGAAAGTGTTACCATCATTGATATTGATTTTTACCACGATATCCTTATTGGCTAATAACCAAACAAGGTTGGCGATTATTTGGTGGTGTGCTTCTTTTTATCTTCGTTGCCCATATCCGATGTTTGATAATTTTTTTTAGCAATTGGTACATCCGATAAAGACGCTTCTTGTGTTGGTATCACATCAGAAGGTAACACAGAAGATGGTGTATTGTTCTGTTTCTTGGATGGTTGCGACGGTGGGCGACACATAATCTCTTCTGCGTGTTGTTTGGCCTTGGATTTTACGTCTTTTGGACGTTTTACAACAACCGGTGATTTGTTGGTTGCAAAACGTGAAGTCTTGTTTTCCTTGGATATCACAACAAGAAGATTCGCAAAACGTTTTTCATGTAGTTTGATCCACTCAAATTCATCTTTTGTAATTTTTTTTACTGCTCCTGGCATAAAATACAACGCGCCCGGCATTGATCGTTCAACTCCTTCGCCAAATTCTATTTGGCGTGGATGAACACCTAATGGCATTTGTACGGTTGGCATGGCACCTCCATTCATCATTTATTTGGTGGCTTTGATAAGCCTACGTTTCAAGTCGTCGACGGTGCCCCCTACATCCAATCCCAAATTAGATGCAAGGTCTTTTAATTCAGTTTTTTTCATTCCCATGAGATTCTGGTGGGTATAAACCACGATATCCTCATTGCTATTTCCAGCATCGTCATCATCGATGTCGTCGCCGTCGTCATTGGTATCGGCACCATCATCATCGTCGTCGTTTTCTGAATCACCACCGCCATAATCATTTTCCAATTCACCAACATCGTCATCGTCATCTATCGAATCCGGCAATTCTTCAATTTTAGACTTGGCTTCCGGATCAAGCATCGATACCGCGAAACTGGCTTGATTTCGATAATATCTGATTTCTGTTGGATTGGTGATGATCTGTGGTTTGCCTTGTTTAAAGGCACGGCCGCCCCATTCGTGGGTAAGACTGCTGACCAATTCTACTCTTGCTATCATTGCCATTTTTGCCTCCAATCAATGGCTAAAATTACCATGGTGGCGAATTACGTTTTGTTGCTCCACGCCACAGGTACTAGTTCTGTCCGATGTTGCGGACTTTTACAAGCGCATCCACTTCTTCAATTTCCACAGCAACCTTCGCTGTGATGGCGTATTGATTTACGCCCTTGAAGATGTCTCTGTCTTTCTCGATTCTGACGTCCCTGCCAACGCCCACCACAAAGTTGTTCATGTGAGTGAGCATCAATTGCGGATTGGATTTGTATGTCACTTTCACAGTCGCACCGCTACCGATTCCACCGCCAACACGTACAACCGTACCTGCCGCATAATCTACCGTGTAATTGGTATCTTCAATGTACGCCGCGATTGGCGTACTAGATAAAGTACTGGGCGTGACTACTACATTTTGAACCGGACCGTATGTGAGCGGTGTTGGCGTAGTACCTGTGAGAACGATATGCTCGACAACAGTCGGCAAGAAACTCCACAACGGTACTTCGGAAATTGGAATTCCGAATGGACCATGAGCGGCTCCACCTGCTGCGGCGTCACCGAGAGCAGTTGCCCTTGTCGCCAATTTTTCGAAATAAATTTGCGACAAGTCCGGACTCATGAACCATCTCAACGCCATTCTATTGCGTCTGAATTTGGTGGGCATAGCGCGTAATGCTTTACCAAAAAGAGTAAGACCGATGTTGGCACCCTCGCCGTCGACGATATGGCCTGAATCACCAAGAGCCAACCAACCTTTTTGAAGAGCTAAATATGAGTCCTTGATGTACAACGTATCGCTGCCACCTTCAACAATATCACTCTCCAAGCAGGCCGGTCCCAACTTGTTGCCGTTGATGTACAACTCTTCAATATCATTGGCAGTTTGTGTGCCCATCATCTGGATGACGTGGTCTTCCACATTTTCACCTTCGATGTTGATTTCACGAAAATTGTCCCCTATTTCTATGGGCACCATGATTTCGCTTGGGGTCAAGGTGATTTTCGATGTGGTGACGCCGCGTCTGACTCCAGGGTCTCTGGCCTCTGCTTTTGGCACTGCCAAACGTGTTCCGATACCGATTTTGTCGATGTCGAGCGACTCATTTCGGAATCGAACGATACGTGCATTGTTGCGCAACGTCGTTTCATCGATGACATAATCAAGAAATTTATCTGATTGTGCCGGATTGAGTTTGCCGTTAGTGGCCAATGCATCGGCCGTGATTACTGCCTTCCGAACCAGCTCTTCATTCGATATGTCCGCCATTTTATCCTCCATGCTGCCTTTCGCAAATTGCTTATGGTCTGTTGATATTACAGGATACCTGACCAAAAGCTCTTTTTTGTTTCCTGTGTGTCTGTACCGCCTGCATTTTCAACGCTATTTGACGGCATCCGTACTTTTTCGATTTTTTCCAACCTGTCTCCAAGCGATTTTGTAGTTTGTTGAACTTCTGTAACCATCGTTTCGAATTGCGCCTTGATACCTTCGATTGCTTTGGCGATTGAACTGGCCCCGTATGTGGCGCCTGCTGGCGGTGTGACGTTGGGGGATTCCCCTACAGGCACATCCTCCATACCCAATTCCTTTGCCAAGGAGGCCAATTTCTCCAACGCTTCTTTCAGGGTTGCCTCTCGTTTTGGCGTGAAACGTTTTGCTTTCTCGATGATCATCGAAAGAGCACCCAACGCTGTTTCAAATGATTTCTCGGTTTCCGCATCATTTGGTTCTTCGTTTACCGTTTCTTTTTGCGCCGGAACCTCGGTTGGAGCGGCGACCGCATCATTTCTTTTTTCCGGTGGCGTGTCTGTAACCGCACTTTTCGCTCCAACGGCCTTGGATATGTCACTAATCAATGTGGTTACTTGCTCCATTGCTTTTGCGACTGCTTCATCCGTTGATTTGGCAATTTCAACAGCAACCATTTCCGGTGATGTTTGAACACCATCATTTTCATTTGCGTCTTTTTTTACATCTTCATTGATCATTGTGCCTACCTCCTTATCTAGGTTCTTGATGACAACAAATTCACATTCGTTGGCCGGTCTATCAACAATCGATACTTCGCCGACCTCCAATTCAATAAATCTTTGTTTGGGTTTATTGCCCATGTGCCTCATCTATTTTTTTGGCTTTTGCTCTACCACCAACAGAAAAACCAGTCAATTTACCATTTTTTACAAGTGCCCATGCCTTGTTGTTCTCGACATAAACAGTCATTATCCACGAACCCATTTTCACGACAGTGCCATTAATTACAACGTCTTGAGGAGTAGTCCACGATTCACAAAGTTCAAAACCGGTATTACCGAAATATTTGTGTTGTAAACCAAGTTCTGTCACCTTGTTATATTTCATCAAAAATTTGTGTGCCGCCTTACGTATTACCACGGCATCCATTATATCGCCTTGGGCGTCAGCAACTTCTGGTTGAAGTACTACCCCAGTCACCAACCTTTCTTCGTTGTTAATTTTCAATAATGGAACGTATATATTTTTGATAACATCTTTTTCATCATCGTTTAGTTCAATATCGGAATCGATTATTGACGAACATGCATTTGTTTTTTTTGAAGATGTTTTCACGTCTACCATTGCAACTCCATCCCATTTAAAATTATCTCGTATTGTAAAAAAAAAGAAGCATACATATATTTTGCAAATATCTTGCACATACACTTAAAGGGAAACGACATAACTAAATTAATATTTTAATGTGATTTAACAATGCAAGCAAATTTAACTTTTATACTTGTTGGCCAATTAATGTTTGTGTTGCTTTGGCGGTATCGGAAATTCGATAGGCGCCAACTCCTCATAAGATTCGATTTCAGTCGATACATCAACCGTACAACGACACAGATAATGATATGGAGGCAATGAAAGTCCATTGGCCGCCAATTGATCAGATGATAATCCTGATATTTGCGATGCAGCGACCCATGGATGTATGTTTTTAATGTCTTCAGGATTCTTAGCGTCAAACTCTTTAGCAATTTGATTTAAACCATCTTTGATTTCAAATGTTTGACCTTGAATTGATAAACATGCTTCGCATATTCTATCTCCACCCGGATTAACGATGGTATATTTGGTAATGCCGATTTGCGAAAATGAACGCATTTGACCATAAACTCTGCCTACGGTCATTGCATTGGCCACCAACCCTTCGAAATATTGTTTCTGTGATCCGGTATATCCACTAGGAGTTGTAAAAATCCCAAGAACTTTTTCAAGGCGTTCTTTGATCAATTGGCCAGCAAGCATCGAAGAACCGCCTGCTTCCACCATTACTGTACGCGCTACGTCTCTAACCGAATCCGATACATTAACATCATAATGATTGCCAACCCAAAAAATATTTTTATCTTCAAGTGCTTCAATTGCTTTATCGTCCACCAAATCAAAAGATGGCATTGGCTTAATTTTAGATTCAACCTTAGTTACAACGCCCTTACGTTCCATCTTGTGAACGTTGAATTGTAGTGATGCTGTTGTTTGACGTGTAGCTTTCTTGTGTCCTGCTATTCTAGCAAGTCGATACACACGTGACATTTCCATATTATACACTGGAAGTATTGCTGTTGCCCATTTATTCATTATCTTTTCTATGGCGGATGCAATCTTTTTATCCGATTCCAATCTCTTGGCCATTGATATTGCCGTTTTGATTGCTTCTGTTTTGTGTATATCCCAAATGCCCTCAACGTAATTTCTTAATCTCAATTCTGACCTTGCGATGCTGGTTAATTCTCTCAATCCCAATGCTTTTTCAACAAGCATATCTCCTGCCGCTACTGCCGTATATGCTTGTTGAAGTTCAGCATCAATCTTATCGCACGTTATACACATTGATTATCTATCCGTGTCATCCCCTGTGGCGACTTCTGTTCGCCTTTTTTCTATTTCGATTTGAAATTTATTGTCCAATCTACTTTGTAGATCCATCAACGCATCGGCGACTGATTTTAATGCTGTGACTTGTTGTCCAGGTTCCGATGCATCGGCTTGATTTTTGACTGCTTCTGCCATCGTAAGACTGAATGGCAGATCTGCTGGAAAATCTTCCGGAAAATGCGGCAATTCTTTGCTCAATATTTCCTCCAGCATTTCACGTGCGATTCGGGGAGTCATTCCTCCTGTTTTCTCTGATCCTGACAATATTCTAACCAATTGTTGATTGTCTGTTGTGTTCGGGCTATTGCTGCGATATTGATGATATACGATTTCCATCTCTGGAAATAATATGCGATTCATAAAATCATCCCAAGATGAACGTTCTGGTGAAAAAATTTGTTCATCCGCTAACACTCTGCTTGATTCCGCCGTGGTGCGTGTATAGTCTTCTGTTTTGCCAATAAATATTGGAGGCAGGCGCCACACTCGCCTTATTCTATCTTGGTTTGCCTTACTGTAATTCTGAAACAATGCATCTTGATGTTGATTTTCTGTAAGTGCTTTAATTTCCACCTTGACGTTGGAACCGCTGTCTTCTCCTTCAAGTTGTCCCTCTGCTTCTAGAATCAAAAATTTGCTGTAATTGTCGGAACCTTGTATTTGCGATTCTACGAAATCATTTAGTCTGTCAATTGAACCTTGTGTAAGTTGTCCATTGCTTATCATCACCGCCATCGATGGTATATTGTTGTTCTTGAATGTGGTGTAGTTGATTTCTTCCGCGGCTCTATCGCCATATATAGACAATAAATTTCCAATAAATCTTGGCAATCCGTATGGCGTACGCGTCGAATACAAACGCATATGAACAACTTCGGTTGCCATTTTTTCTAGTGGAAAATTCGGATCTGTAACTTGTGTGCCTGTTTCTAAATCGTAATTTCTTGAGTCGCCATATTCTTTAAACCAACAAAGTTTGTGGCCTCCAACGGTGCTTAGATTTCTAAGATGGATAGCTTTGCTCTGAACAAATTTGCGAAAACGCCTGTATTCACGCATCTTATCTATGACTACGGAACCATCTTCTTGTAACTTCAGAATTTTTCTTTCCACCAACTGTTGAATGTCATCCAATCTTCCTAATCGCATTTGATAACTAGGTAAATGTGTAAACGATTGAATTTTCCCGGCAGCATCTCTGATCACTTCGAAATAAGCATTTCCTGTTGCTTCCTTGTCTCCTCTGAGTTTTTTCCTAAATTCCACAAAACTTTCCGTTGTACAATATTGAAAAAAATTGACCAATTTAACATATTCCGCGCGTACAGATTTTTTAATTTCGTCCGGTATCTTCTGATCACTTGCATCTTTTATTCTAGATAAAAATCTGTGTCCAAAACCATCTATATTCACTTGCATAGTATCAATACATTGAATCATCTCGCCGCAATGTTCTGGCATCATAGCCAATGCTAACATATCGAATGGTGGCTCTATAACATTTCCGGTCGATGCAAGTGAATGGAATGGGTCTTGCGGGATGCAATGTGATTTTCCTGGTTCGTTTTGTTTTTTTACACCAATTATTTTAGCAGTTATTCTGCGCATCGTGTTTTGATTATTTGACGCCAACGTTATATTTGCTGCTTTTTCGATTGGTATTTCGTTTTCAATTTTTTTATCGATCATAACGTTCTCCTATTAAATCAATCCAGGTTCTTTTTCCCTAGATTTTCTTTTTCGATGCATCGTTGCTTTCACAGCTAAATCTAATGCATCGAATAAATCTTTGAATCGATAATTAGGAAATAAAACCAACTGCTCTACCAATAAATGCATGTTGCCCCCCTTTTTGAAAAACATTTTTTTATTTTCAAAAAGGTGCGATAACTTCCATGCCCTTGTGATTTTATCCTTAATCTGTGTAATGGGTTTCAATCGCATATCCGTATCATAATCATCTTGTAGGTGTTGATATTGTGCCTGTTGATATGCATTAATCTCTATACAACATCGTATGGGTTTCCATTTTTCATAAAATTCTATTATTGATGCTGTTTGCTCTCCAAACCTTAAATGTTTATCCATAAAATCCAATATATATCTGTTCTTGCTTTTGTCCATACCTAAAATGCATATTGCAAATTTATCAGCACTTTCTGCTTGTGTAATTGCTAAATCCACACCCATATATATCTGTAATTCGGATGGTATATTTTCTGACTCGATAAATTGGCAATCGTCATATTGAAATATTTTCCCCTTCATCGCCTCTGTATCGCATTGATATTGAGCATTGAATATGATGATGCCTGATTTCTTTTTCTTCTTCAAGAACCACGCAGCAGAATATTTTTCAGGCCATGCGCTGCGCCCTTTATCATCCAATGCCGGCTGAATATTGGTATGTCCCTTCAATTCGTTAATCATCAAATGATGATATAAATCATCGTGATGATACCGTGTTCCTAGTCTGTGATATTCGCCACGATGTTCAACTTGATCATCAGAAGGTTCCAACGTTGGATCCAACGAAGTATAATACCATGCCTTCACTTTATCTCGTTGGTGTTCCGTTCTAGAATTCTCTTCATCAACCAAGTCATCACACAATATAGCATCATAATGCTTACCAACTATTTGGGAACCAACGCCAAGCGTAGTAACACTAGCCTCCTTGGCTCTAGCTGTGCGCGGGAGCACTTCTATTTCACTGTTATCCCATTTCTTCACCAACCGTGGGTCATAGTATGGACCAAAAATCTTTGCCAGCAGATCATTGTCCTCGAATTGTGCCTTGATTTCTTTCAGAAATGATTCTGCTTGTCCAGTTGTTTTCGAAACAATCAAAATTCTGAAATTGGGATTTTTAAGCAAATAGTGTATTGATTTCGCAATGGTACACACAGTCGATTTTCCTGCACCACGAAACGCCAATTGCAGACTATCTGGATGCTTAAATTGAAATTTTAGCATGTTCAGATGCAATGGTTGAACTTGATATCCTAAAATTTCCGTAGCCAATATATCAATGCGATTTTTTTCTATAATTTGTCGCTTCAACCACTCTTTTTTCATACCATGATAATATTCTAATTTTTTTACAAGTTCTTGTTTGCCAAGCTTTTCAAAGTTTTCTACGATGGAAGAAACAGAAGCACTCATTAGAGTACTCCATTCCAATCAATACATTTTGCGGTGGCTGCTTCGATTGTAGTTTTAAAATTATGGTTTTTAAGCCATCGTTGTGCTCGTTCTACTGTCCAAAACTTCTTATCGAATCTCAGAGATTGAATCTCAGTTTTACCATTCGACAATATCCCTATGATTGCCGAAATTCCCCTAGGAAAATTCAAATTGCTACGTCTAAAACTTTTGTATTTGCTTGGTTCTATTTGTCGCGCGGCATGTTCATTTGGATAAGGCATGATACCATCTTATGTAGTTTTGTGGCTATTAAATCCAGATACCATTATGTCTACACCATCTTCAATCATAGGTTCATACTGACTAATTTGAATAAAAAAGATACGCCCCATAACGTGAAAATCAATTTCATAAGATTCTCCTAGAGCTAAATTATATCCATAATTTGCTGGTTGTTCTTGAATAAATGTGTTAGCATTTTCACACCAATACCATATACAAATACTAACACCCATATCCACGGCCGGTATAACTTGAACATGAACCCATTCAAACATCGATGCATTACAGCCATATTCTCTGGTAACGTTAGACATATCATCTATTCCGATGACATTTTCCCTGTATAAAATATAATCAGGAGCAACGGATAGTGATGATTGAATCGTCATAATTGATTGTTATATCCTGATACTGCTACGTTAACAAAACCATCCGTACTCAATATTTGAACGAAAAAAATGCGTCCTCTGATTTCCACACTAAACTCATATGGTATGCCGGGACCGGCTGAGCCTACTTGAATTGGTCCTGACTGATTAACGAATGCACCAATTCTCTCACACCAAAACCAAACACCAACATCTGCTTCGACACCAGATTCTGGTATAACTTGAACATGAATCCATTCAAACATCGATGCATTGCAACCGTGTTTCTTAGTAATGCTGGCCATATCATCCGCTGCGCTGACATTTTCTCTGTGTAAACTATAATTTGGTGCAGCGGATGGTGATGATTGAATTGTCATATGGAACTCCTGTTAAATCCCGATACCATTATATCCGACGATGCTGGTTCTGGTGATAAATACGTTACTTGAATAAAGAAAATACGTCCTCTAGTTTCTACGGTGAATTCCATCACTTGGCCTACGTATCCGCCTATCACTTCAATGGGCGATGCATTCCGAATAAATGCATTAGCCACATCGCTCCACCACCAAATTTCAACATTCGTTGTTGACTCTATACCAGTTGTAACTTGAACATGGACATATTCAAACATCGAAGCATTACAACCATCATCTTTGGTAATATTGGCCATGTCATCCGGTTGCGTGATGTTCTCCCTATACAACACATAATCGGGTGCCAGCGATGGTGATGTTTGAATTGACATAAAAGAATCCCTTAACTATTCATGCGCTTCCCAATAAATAGTTTCGCCGCTGACGTTTACATGGTTGGTGGTATCAGCATCTCCTTCAACCGTGAAACCATCATCCAATGGCGTAATGCCTTTTGCTGCGATGAAAACAGAGGACACCTTAGTGTTTTCATAAAGTTGAAATGCCGAATCATCCGGCATCGCTTCATTCCATTCCATCGATGCTGGATTTGCTGAATTGATGAGTTTGACCGATCTTGGCCGAAAACCTACGGTTTCCACATCCATTGCCGCGCCCGTCCCCACAACCGAACCGCAGACTACTCTTGCTCCACCAGATGCCATGTTATACCTCCATTATTATTGGCTAATAAACTCATTTTAGCCTGTTATTTCATTAGCCTCTCACCAAGAGGCAATTCCATTCTAAAAACTAGGATACGTGATTTATATTTTTTATCTAGTTTTGGGCAATTTAATTCATGTCGTTATTTTTCGGCATAACGCAATACGAAATTACCAACGGCGGCGGCGGAATAATTTCTGAAAAATCATTGGAATATTTATTTGATAAAATTATTCCAATTTTTGTTACAATTGACAACGCATCAATAAATTCCCTGATGATACAATTATATTGCGATCTAATATAGTTGATTTCGCGAGCAGTGTGAATCATCATATCGAACAATATTTTCGATTCGCCCTTGTCATTTTTTAAAAGATCATCTATAATTTCTTTATTTTCTATGACTTGTCTTGACCACATTTCCATGTGTTTGATCATCTCATCTAGATCCACACACGATGGATCAATGAAAATATCTTCGCAATTTCCCACAACACTCTTTCCATCCGCCATCGATCATCACTCCTTCGTGTACTCGTCCGGATTGGCCTGAACTCGCAAATAATCACCCACAGCCTTTGACAAATTTTTCAGACTATCCGATTCGCACGTATTGATAGTGGGATTTTCAAGGTGTTGTTCCGTTGTCCACCCAATCGGACGTTTCGATAACCACCATTTACATGCCGCCTTTAGCAAACGATTTGCTCTCTTATTTGACATTCAATCGACTCACCTTTCTTGTTCCTTCATTTGTAGATGTTGCTTTAACTCATATCGGCATTATCCCTGAATCCCAACCAAATTGGAATTCTAGGGAGATTTTTCACACCGTGTGGTTGATATTTATATTTGAATATCTTGCCCACGTATTCCTTTTTTTTATCCCATATCCGTTTGCGTAATTCAAGAGTCAGGCCTTGTCCTGTACCACATTTGAATTCAACGCCGGTATGAACATCACGCGCTAAAAATTTGCCAAGTACCCCAGCCGCAACCTTACCCTCTTTTTTGGCTGATCTCTTGGCATAACCCAATTCATTTTTACACAATTCGTTATGGTTGGCGACTTGTTCTTCTAATCCGATAACTTCTGCCTCTGAATCCATAAACACCTTAAGTTTCAAAAGATACCGTTCTTTCCATGTTGATCTACCGCATTTATATGGCCCGTATGGGGCACGTAATATAACCCCTTCATATCCTGCTTCAAGCATACGTTCCTCATATTTAGCCAACTCTATTGGCGACCATAACACGATAAATGGGAGTATTTGGATGATTGTTTTTGTTTCTGAAGAAGTTTCGTTGTACCAATGTGCCATGTATCTCAATCGTTCTGAATAAGGCATCGCAAGATCACCATCTACCACAAAATCAAACATACAGTATGTAAAATCAGGATTTCCATCTCTTGACATCACATCGGAAGTGACTTGCTGAAATGAGTTGGATGAAAACAATTCCCCGTCGGCCCCGATAGGCAGATATTTTTCCAGCAATCCCCTGATGTGATGATTTGGAATTGGTTTCCATGACCTAGAAAGTATCCGCCCATCCGGATTCAGACATCGAATGCCATCCACTTTTGGCGTAGCAATCATTGGCCATTCTAATTCGCCAATATTTTTAACAGATTCCGCCAGCATAGGGGCCGTAATCATCTGTTATTCCTACCTTTTAATTTGCGATGCATACCGATATATATCCAATTTGCTATTGGCGAGATGATTCTGCTGGGGTCTTGATTATCGACGTGATTGGCGTAATCGTTTACGCCGATTAGCCGCATTCTGTCGCGCATTTTCAGCTTCTTGTTGCATCGCAATTTCAGAAACAACTTTTTCCATCGCCTTGTCCACTTTTTCCGTGGATGATTTCACGTGGATGCGGTAACCGTTGGCGTTGAGCACGTCAATTTTTTGTTTCCGTGTCGATAAAGATTTGTCGACATCGTAAATCTGTTTATTGCGTTCGTTGAGCAATCTTTTTTTGTTTTTACGTACAAGTGACATTTTCTTTCTCCTTTTTGATCTACATTATTTTATTGTGGATGCTTGTTTCTCCACGCGCTCATCAGTGCGTCATTTATCACTGTGATATCGGCGGGTTTCTGAAGCACACATACTACACCGCAAACAACCTTATTACCGGTATGTATCACAACCGGTAAAGTTGTACTATTGATTACACGAAGCCCGTCACCAGGATTGGGACAATCCCAATCCGTAAGCACGACATCATACACACCGCCAGCAAGAAACGCAATTCCATGACCGGCCGATTCGGCAACCGTAACATTTTTCCAATATTTATCCAGTATCCTTTTCAGCATCCGAGCCATTTGAGGATCATCTTCCACAACGAGCAGATTCAATTCCTTACTTTCCATTTTATCTCCTTGTTACATTATAACATGTTTCCATGTTCTCTATTTCAAGTATAATCCTTGCCGGATGGAAGTAAAGAAAAATAATCCACAATATATATTTTTTTGATAAATGTTATAAAATATTGATTATAAATGCGCATCCCATACGTGGAATGGACGACCGTCTGAACGATATTCTGCTTGAGAAACATCCATCCCAGAAATCATCATGGTATCATTTTCTATTTTTCTAAAATCAGTTTTCCGAAATCCCAATGCATTACAACGTGTGCACCGAACAGCGAAACCTTCAGCATTAAGACGATGGTGATAAACCGCACAAATCTCTATCCAGTTGTGCGGACACTCTTTAATTTCTTTTTCCAGCGTTCCCATAATCCAATCTCCAGAACCATCATTCATCATCTTTTAACAACACGCCGTCCTGCTCTGACCTTGTCACGATGTTTAGATTTTTGTTTCGAAACATCATTTATTTTTTTCGTCCGAATACCATTGTCACCCAATACCGCCTCTGGTAACGCTGCTCCATGACATATGGAGCCAGGCGTTACGTCTATTATATTCTTGTCTCCATATTTTCCTAATAAAATATTTAAAGCACCCAGACTACCAACGATTTCTTTTTTCAGTTGATTATCACTAAGTTCCGCAATCACAATTCCTGCCAACACTTCTGTACGACCTGGGACTTTTTTGAGGATGCCGAATTCTTGCCCCTTGGCAATAATTTTATCAAGTATCTCGCTACGAGCCCGGATAGCTCCCACAAGTGCGGTTGGTTGTTTGGTAATTTGATATTTTAAAACAACGTTGTCCAAATCGGTCATATTGCACATCTGATCTATTATATATTGTATATAAATGTGTTCTATAGGCCTTGATCGAATTTCTTCTGTTTTGGCCTCAAACATCGCTGACTTGAGATTTTCATATTCATCAGCCGATATGCCCATTTCATCGAGTATATCGGCCTCATTATCCCCCGCACACAAAAGTCCATATATACGTACGATTGCCTCTCTCATTTGATCTTTGGTGAGTTTCATATTGGTCCTATATCTTCTTTATTTTACAATCTGGCATTAATATGAACATTTAAAACAGATATGCCAGATTGTTCCAAGATTGTTGCTGCATCGATATTTCTGTAATCGTCCATATAATATACCTTTATTACGCCACCAAGCTGTATGATCCGTTTCGCGCACATTTTGCACGGATATACCGTGGTAAAAATTATTTTCGACGTGGATGTAGGTTCTGAACACGAAATTACGGCATTTTCTTCTGCGTGTAGGCAGCCGCATGATCCGCTTGCTTCAGGATTATCACATCGATTAGGCAATCCTATAGCATTACCGTTATACCCCACGGATAATACACGCCGATAATCGTTGGAAACAATTACGCATCCCACATTTCTTCTGGAACATATTGAACGACGAGACAACGTGCGAGCAAGTTCCATATATATCACCTCAAAAGATGGTCTTGGTAATGCACTCTCCATGAATTAATCTCCTTTAAATATCCGATTCGGCACAAACGTTAATTATTTTTTTGCCGAAACACCCAGCTTCGACTGCTCCGGCGCATCCTACTTCAATAGCGATGGTGGATATGCTTTCGAATGGAAGCGGAAAATCAGCGAATGGAAGCGGTTTACACGATAATACCACTATGGCAGAAAACAAAAATAATAACTTGTACTTTTTCAAAATGTGCTCCTTTGAAATCCGAATTCGTTTATAATTCGGTTATCCCTTAATATTTGAACCACAGAACAACAGATGAATTATAAACTACAGGGAAGCCAATCTCTTCCCTGTAGAAACACAGTCTGCCAACTGTGCAGTAGATCTGTACAGATTTGAACTGCAAACAATCCGGTCAGGATTCAGATGCGTGCGGCAACACAACAGACCTTTGTTGGTGGGTATCTTGATATGATCGCGGATGGTGTGCGTAAATATTGCTCCACCTTGACACATTTTTTTCAATCGTTCGCTCTCCGCACATACATGTTCTTGAACCCATCGGAAACCGATGAATCTTCTCATCGCATTGTTTTGACTCGTTCATATTTCCCCTATTAGCGTTTTTCATTTTTCACCGGTATTATTTCAACTTCAATGATGTGGTGACTCATCAACACGGCACGCTGATCAAGCGTCTCGATGAATTCACTCACATAATGTTTATTTCTACCATTATTTCTTGGATCAAAAATTTCAATCCGTGAATTCCGCGTATCAGCTACTATGCTGTGCATTGTGCCTTCTCTATTCAAAGATGGTACGCACAAAATATACACCATCCCTAAAAAATCTATTTCACGAAGCCCGCTAAGTTCACGAGCTTTAATACCATTATTCCTCAAATATTGCGATGGGGTTATTCGTCCCCCGCAATAATCATCGTGAAAATTAGCTATGACTTGCGTAATAGTAGTGTATCGACCAAATTCATTTAACACCATAGTTAGACACGACGCAAGACACGTATCATCCGTTGGTTGTGTAATTAATTTCATCTATCCGCCTCACACATACAATTTCAATTCTTCATCGTTCGAAATTTCGTCTTTTTTTAACCACTCGTGTTCAATATCAGGAACGTACACCATACTTTCGGATATTGGACGTGAAATGCTTGATTTGTGGGGTTGGCTGAAAGTAGACTGGTGCCTCACTATCCATCCGCCCGGAACAGGCAAACGAAGTGTATTCCCGTCTAAGCACTCCCAACATATTTGCAATACATCTTCCATGTGTTATCCTCCATTGTAAAGAAACGCTTGGTTGGAAGTTCTACGGTTGACCTATTTTAGGTCGTACGCTCACCAAACTTGACGTACTCCAGAAGCCAACCAAGCGTTTGTGGGCCGAACAGGATTTGAACCTGTAATAGCTTAGGCAGAACCAATTCACACGTCCGTCAACTATGAAATGGTTCTTTTGGGAACTTCGATGCTCGTGTGGTGCATACAATGATCCACCGTCGTAGTGTAATGCATCAGCCTAGAGTCCGTTTGTTGCTATATGCCTTCCTTGCGTCTACCAATTCCGCCATCGACCCATTATATTGTTGGGAACCGCGCACCTTGTTACACATTATATCTCTATTTCGAGAATGTACACCACAATGCTTGTCCGTTCTCAACGATCCGGGTGGCAGGATTTGAACCTGCGACATCTTGGTCCCAAACCAAGCGCGCTACCATGCTGCGCTACACCCGGATATTAGGGGGCTCGCCAGGATTTGAACCTGGAATGGACTTAGGCATTCATCAATCAAATTTCGCCAAATTTGTATCAGAATTTATGGATGCTATTTTGTTCCCAGTGTGGTTTCAACAACGCCGCTTGCGATTTCGACCATGAAGCACATCTAACATTTTGCATTGTCCGTCCAACCCATTAGCCTGCGTCTTACCAATTCCGCCACGAACCCATCACATTGTGGAGACGCTGGGAGTCGAACCCAGGTCCATCTAACGATTCACGAGCCGATCATTCACGTGCGTAGTCAATTATATAGCCAACAGACAAGCTTTACAACAGAAAGGAGAGAAAATGAATGGTGTTCTTTTCCGACAGCAGGTTACAACACCAAAACTCACCGCTGCTAGCAAGTCAAGCTGCTAACAAGTTAACAACTTGATACGGATATTCGTTGTTTTTGTCGAATATATTTTTGATGGCTTTTACTTGGTTGCCATCATCCAAGGCACGCTCAACATCTTTCATCGTAGATGTCGAAACCGTTTCGTCCCCAATAAATATGTTCTTTGGTAGGTAATATATTTTATTTTCAAAGAGCTGAATAAAACCATAAAATTAGGCAACCATTTAAAAATCTTTCAAATCTAAAATCGGTTTTAACTTTCGTGCAGCCTACTGGTGATTCGCGTATGGCTTGTACAACCATCGTTACGTTTTAGGATATACATTGAATGGCTGCCTAATTTCATGGCTTTATTTTCAAAGAGCTGTTCGTTCGTTCTGCCTTAAATATACCTACCACAACCTAATCAAGATGAATATTTAATTTTGGTATTGGATGCAAATGGAGTTAATTTACTGTAACTATATTCACGATAAAATCGTTCAGCAGTATCGGTTATTCCGTTGTGCTGTTGGATTGCTTCTCCAATCCGTACTAAACCCTTCCTTATGTGACCTCGCAATCGCCATGGACAACCACACCCCGCCGTTACGAGACGCAACCATACGTGGCCTCTGCTTAACATCGCCGTACCTATCTCCGCATTGCCGCCACATTACTATGACAAACTTTACTGTGCTTTACCATCGCCGTGCCCATCTCCGCATTGCCATCGCCTTACTTTACACTACACATCGCATCACCGTGTCCAACCCCGCATTGCCTTTGCCAAAACGCACCAGGCTGCACTTAACCATCGCGCTACCATACACCACTTCGCCATACTGAACTTTGCTGCGCTTAACCATCGCTAAATGGTTAATCTTCCTTCTACCGTTTCAAGGATTTCATAGGTGAATTTGCCGTTACCGGCGTTACGCCATTGCCCGATGCCCTTGAATTCGCCTTTATCCAACGCTTCAACAACAGCCCCTTCCAACGCGTTTTCAAAAAGCACAATGACAAATTCGGCAGTCGTACCTTCTGGAACAGTTTCGGATTTGGCCAATGCGATACGCTCGCCCCGCATCGTTTCAGCGCGCAAAGGACGAATACATGTCCCAATTGTTGATCCTGCTGGCATATTCAATTTGATTTTTCTGGGAAATATGAAGATGTGGTTATCCACCACTCTTTTGTGGGTGTATTTAGTGATTTTCTGTTTCCTACCGAGATCAATTTGACCATATTCTGTTGCTGCGCCTAACGCCTCTTTGATGAAACCGGCTATCATGTAATCATATAAAATTGGAGTGCCCCCATCGCGATGAAACACAGTCATCGACTTTTCTTCCATTCCTTCGGCCGGCAATGTAGACATTTCTTCTGCGATTTTGTCCGCATCACCGCTTTTCTTGGCGATGTGTTCTTTGTATATTTCCGGATTGTTGCTTGCCGTGCCTAGCACTTCTTGTGTGAATGTTATTCTTACGCGCATGCTTTTCATTTTCGTTCTCCTTATTTTATGGTTGTTTTACTCCATCTGCCTTTTATACTGTAAAACAATAAATTAAGTTGAATTTAAAAACAATATTTTATGAATTATTTTTCTGTGGTTCTAATTTGAACCCGTATGCTTCAAGTTGGGCCAACCATCTTTTTTCAATGACATGGAAATACATATCCAGATGCGCTATATACACAACCATATTAACCATGCCATCTTTGATGTATGGCCCAACGAGTTCATATCTGTCCGTCAAATGAACAACAGTATCTCCCACATTCGCCCAACATTCCGTAATTACACAACTACCACGTTGCGTTTGATCTCTTTCTATCTGTAACGTTAACGTTAACATCGGCCTATAATAACACTCGAAATTAACGATACACACGCCCTTTGCGTAAAAAGATTGAATCATCGTATTCATTCTGCCCATGAAGATGACAATAGCGCCCAATGTCGTCAAATTTTTATCTTCCATGTGTTTTCCTTATTTTATTTCATCGTCAATTTTATCAATAACAGTTTCTTCCCAAATTGAATCATCTGGGCCTGGTTGACAACGTTTTGTTGCCAATTTTATTTCATTCGTCTCTTCTTTCCCTTTAGCCTCCAATCCGGCAACATCCATCGCTTCCCACGCCGCTTGCATTTCTTCCCACGCCACCATTATTTTTTTCTTAAAATCAACCATCGCTATCCTCCTTGTTATAATCAACTGGTATTGAATCAGAGATGTACACAAACTGATGCCACAAATGCCAAGCATCAATAGCAAATGGCAAAACCGATATGCCTTGCTCGTTCAATATTTCCCGACATCTCTTTTTTGCATCTTCGAACGCACGACAAGCATTACGTGCTGATACCATAACATAATGTCGCGTAGCATCCACGACATTAAAAGCTAACAAATCAATAGTCACTACGTCACGCCATACACCACACTTCGATTGTACATTAGCTAAAATCAAATCTTCTCCACGTTCGCCCACCGTATAGACAAAGCTCGCAATATTCACACCCAAAACACATCGCTTCGTATAATCATACAGATAAACTGTACTTTTCTCCACCATCGCTGCTTCCGCATCTTTTCGATTCATTTTATTTTCTTGCCTCTAAGTCGTTTCGACTTCTCGCCATCACGTTGCAGCAAATCATCCAACGCCATCCCATTCCAATCCGATTCAATCCCTTCTGGGGGAGGGCCCAACGCAATATAAGAATCGGCTAATTGTTTCTCTTGTGCGCACAAAGTATAAGCAGCCACATCCACAAGTTCATTTTCCATTTATCTTTCTTCTTTCTCTAGTCAACAATAACGCCATTAATCGCCGTAATTATTTCGGATAGATCAGGTCCAAAATCATCAGCATCAAAAATCGCTGCCCCTCTCGGCGGTGGCGTATCCCAATCCCAACGACCGTCAGGAGACACCCAAATGATTGACCCATCAATTGTAGGATCACTCATCACAGCATTATAGATTGCCCCTGCGATCTTCTCTGCTTTCATTCATTTTTATCTCGTTTTCCTCTATCTGTTCCAATTCCATCAATGCCACCGCAATCCCCACCGTCTACATGTTTGTTTTCATTCACCAATTTTTTATTCATTTTTATTCACTCCCTTGATTCTGGGTACCTTACACCAACCAATCATCAACCCAACCAGACGTCAAATTGCACAATATTTTTTCGCCGCCGTGAACACCGATATAAAACGAACACCGCTGACATTCTATCGTTCCTACCACATATCCATTAAAATGTGGGCATGGTGTATTTTTATTACGAACATCCCAAGGGTCTATAGATTCGTTCCTTTCCAAGGAAGCACTGATTGTGTCCTCTTTATTCGATAGTGTCGCGGGTGGAAGCACTGCGTCCGATAACATAGCAGCACGAGTCCAAATAACGCCACATGGCCTAACCGTCCTTTGCTCAATACGTCTGCTCACTTCAGCATTTTCCAATTCACCAACTTCCCATCGACGCATCAATTCAACATAAAAATTAACCAGCATATCTTCTTGTTCTCTCAACGTATGAGCAACGGCACCAACAAGTTCACCCAAATGAGCAACGGACTCAATACGTACCTCCACTTCCATATGATCAATTGGATCTTCTGAAATCGAAATAACTTCTTCCACCCGCCCGCTTCCATCAAAAAACTGACGATATGACGTCGTCATCACGCCAAATCCCCATTCGTTACCAAAACGTTTCCATCCCAAACGATACCCTTTTATATGGGAATCACGTCCTTCAATTCTCCTGAATTCCGTAGCACAATAAATATTGCACCCAACGTTTATTGATTTAAACATTTTATCAAAGACGTCCAACCGCCTTTGATTCTCCACCAATTGTATCATATTTCACCTATTTCTCTTTCAATAATTAAAACCATGGTTATTTTATAACTACTGCACCAAACAAGTTCAAATTGAATTCTAAACAAAAATATTGATTATTCGCAAAATATTATTTTCCACCGCTATTAACAGCATTTACCCCATGCAAAAACCACACTGGGAAAATTAAAGTTACATCCGGCATGTCGTTAATCGAAGTGTTGTGTTGCTTCCCAAGGTCAAAATCACCAAATTTTTACCTTTCAACGATTTCAAAATTGGCGTTTTCCAAGTTTTTATGATACTCGAAAAAGCAAAATACCATCTTTTTGAGCACTGGGTCGCTAGATATGTAAATGGCGGCGGTCATTATTCATTGGCATCTTGCTGATTTGCGGGGTTGGATGTGGTTGGGGTTGGATGTGGAATCGTCGTGGCGTTGTGTCTTTGTGGGATTGCGTGGCAGGTTATGTGTGTTTGGCATTTGTGTGATTATCATTGATTGGTGTTTTCCATAGTTGTTTGTTGTGTTTCCGATTCGGATGTTTTTATCGATGTTGTAGACGCATTAAACTATGGTTGTGTCTTTGTGTGACCATAATTGAATGGATGTGCCCGATGTGTGGCTGTTTGGATGGTTCGAATACGTCCATAGTTGAATAATCGTGGAGCCATGGTTAGCTGTATACCCATAATTGAATGGCTGTATCGATGTGTGGTATGTAGGAATTTTAGTCATAGACTTTCAGCGACCCATACAAGCCATTCAGAAATACAGCCACACAACGCTTTTCACACCAGTGGGGGCCACCTAGCGCACAACGAGACAGCCAAACAGACAAACAGCCATAGTTCTGTGCGGACACAACAACCACAAGCATAGAATGCCAACGCGTTGAACACAAAAATATAATATATCATAGCAATATAACCATTGACCATGATCCAATGAATCAAATGAATCGATGCGGCTCGGCTAATCGCAAATAATACTCCTAAACAACCGCACAAGCAGAAGTCACATCGGATGTGGCGATTATATATTCAATTGTGGAAGTAGTTGAGGATGAACAATGGTCACCAAAACACATACCCCATTTGATGGGATAACCCGTTGTAATCAATAAACTATACGGCGATATATTGGCACCCTGATGAAGGGTGCTATTGCCCATGTATCATTGGAAATGTGGCATTTGTGTGGCCGATTGAATGGTTCGATGAGCACCTGGGACGCTGAATTTCTCATCGTTGTGGATGTGCAATACACAATATACTATGTGCCGGTGTCATGTGTGCCGTGTGGCAGGGATCACACCCACGGCACAGTAACACAGAAATACACAAGAATCACGATAATACAACCGGCAGCATCCACAATCGAATTTTCTTTTCTTTCTAATTTTTCTTTTTTCTTTTTTCTATTATCTTTCTTTCTTACGTATATCTATCTCTTTTATTACCTTACTTCCTTTATCCTATTGTTTCTTATGTCTATTAAATCTTGCTGTTCTGGATAGATATTTGTGTTACAATCTCCTGATTATCTTTCTTTTGTTCCACGTTCTTGCATTTGGTTACTTAATTTTGAGCATCCGTGTGGCAATCGGGGAATTGGGTATGATTATGGTTTTCGGTTCCCTTGATGTTGGTGTGGTGACTATGTGTGGGCATCTGTGTGTGGATGGTTCGATGGTTGAATGGCTATAAAGGATTTGTCTCCTAATACCCATTAGAGCATGTAGCAATATGCGTTGTATAGTAGAACAGTTGCTGTTGATACATTGGGCAGAACCCCTGCTCTGTTCGTTTATGTTACATCCTACTCCCATACATACGTTATGGCTACTGTATGTATTTCTTCTGATGTTCTATTGTTTGACGGCCGTAGTCCTCTCGTATACGAATTCTGGAAGACTGGTTGTGTTAAGTTGCCCTTGCTTGGTGTTGCTTGGATTTGTCTTCTTATTTGAATTGATACATC